GAACGCTGCTCGGTGTCCCAGCTCCAGGGTGAGGAGCTCGTACTCGTCCATGAATGCCTCTCCGTCCCTCCCCGATCCTGCGGGCCTTCCGCTGGTGGGAGAGGAACTGATCTGCTGTCCCCGCACCCCCTGGGTGGCGGAGTCAAGGGACGGGCTCAGCGTGCGCTAGCACGCTCGCCCGAGAGTCGTGTCCGGTCTGCGAATGGCGCGGGCTCTGGCGCGCCCTGACGGCCCGGGGGACTCGAGCGGCGTTAGCCGATCCGTCCCTTTCCCTGTCCGGGCCGGCAGGGTCCCATTCGCAGAGTGGCACGATCGACCCTTGACTCCGCTCAGGGACCCAGGGGGTACAATCAGCGCCCGGTGAACCGTCACTAGCTCGTCGGAGTTCCGGGGGTCCCCGCGCAAGCGGGGGGTCCGACGAGCGCGCACGAGCCTCCCAGCCCGTCGCTCCGGCTCAGGGACAGCGCCCTCCTTCCCCGCCCAGCAGGTTCGTGCGAACAAACGCGTGTTCCGCCTGTGGGAGGGTGCTGTCCGCCGGAGCGTCACGGGCTGGGTCAGCGGCGGTCCTGCGATGCGGGTTCTTCCTTGTCGGTTCCCCGATCCCGATCCCGTTGGGGTCGATCGTCTGTGACCTCCGTGTCCCCAGTGAGCGGTGGTGATCGTGACCGGCCCGAGCTTGCGAGGGCTGTGCGCGTGCGAGCGGGTAAGAGCTGTGATGTCGGGCGAGCCGCCCGATAACGAATACCCTATCCCCCCGGGATGACTGTGAACTTCTGCGATAGGGCACGCGCCCTTACGTTTGTCAACGTTGCACAACGTTACTCTGCGTTACCCAGGATGGTAAGTCTCCCTCGCCATACTTGGGGGGAATGCCCCCGCAGATGTGCGGAAAACCCGGGAATCCCCCGTACTGGCGCGGGAAACGGGGGGTAGGGGGGTTACCGAGCACCGTTACGGAGTACCCCTGCCACAGCGACCCCGTAACGGTGTGCGGGCAGGGGACGGACAGACCCCGAGCAAAAGTTCCCAGTGCCCGAGCGAAAATACCCCGAAAACCCAATGGTGACGCCAAAGTTCCCAGTTCCCTACCCCCTATATATGGGAACTGGGAACTTTTCCCCCTACCGGGCGTATCCGCCCCCGCTGGACCGGCGCTATCGCGCCAGGTCCCAGGCTCCGCTGCCGCTGCGCCTGGACCTCCGGGTCCAGCACGGGGTGCGAGATACCCCGGGCCGGAATCAGGGATTTGGGGAGGGATCGGGAGATTTACCTGGCGGGAACTTTGGGAACCGGGAACTTTTCCTTCCCGGGCGGGAATAGGGGGCCCGTTGTCGGCGTTGGAGTGAACGCGGACGCCCCCCGGGGTTCCCCTACTTTCCCTGGCAGGGCTGATGTCCGCGACACCGGCAGGGTGCGGTGACGGTTCCCCGTCCGCCCCGTCACCGCCCAGCCGGGCAGAAGAGCGTCGAACGGACGGTGGGAGTTGACGTGGCAGTACCGAGATTGAGGAGCCGGCCGGCTCCGACGAGGTTGTTACCGGCCGACCGTGCGACGGCGCACCGGGTGCTCGTGAGGGCGAGGGCGATCCTCGCACGGCCGTACGCCTGGACGAAGGGCCGGGCCTTCACCCGACAGGGGAGGGCCCCGGGCGGGTTCGCCTACTGCGCCATCGGGGCGATCAGCCAGGCGCAGGAGACTGGCGGGACCTACGCGGCCAAGATGGCCCTGAACGAGCAGCTGGTGGTGTCGGGCCTGGGCCAGGGCGGGGGTGCCGTCATCGGCTTCAACGACGCCCCGACCACCCGGAAGCGGGACGTGCTCGAGCTGTTCGACCGTGCGATTCGAGCGACGGAGGGCGAGCGATGACCTTCTGGGACACCCTCCTCGACGTGGCCGGCCAGCTCGGCCTGCTAGTCGCAGCGGTAGCGGGGCCCGTCGCCGTGATCGTCCTCACGATCGTCATAGCGGGCGGGCTGTTGCAGCTGCGCCCTCTCTGGATGCGCGTTGTCGGGTGGACCGCCTTCACCCTGCTCGTGCTCGGCGAGATGGCCGTGTTCGTCGCCCTCCTCGTTCACTACGGGGGCGAGCGATGAGGCTCGTGATCTACAAGACGTTGAACAGGGAACGGATGTTGTGGGAGTACACCCTCACGGTCGGCGTCAGCACCGCCGTCGATCCCGTAGTTGTCGCCGAGGGCGGTGACACTGTTGAGAACTGGGTCGCTGCCTCGATGATGCGCAAGCTCCGAGGGGTCGTTAGCGACGTGGACCTGAGCAGCGTCGTTTTCACCGAACTCTCCGACTGGTCGCCGCGGTGAGGGCCGTCAACACCATCGTCGCTGTGCTCACTGGCACGGCTGTGGCGCTGAGCACGATCAACCTGCTGTACACGATCGACTGGTTCGACCGCCACCCGCCGCTGATCCACCTGATAGGGTTCGTCGCCGGGTGGGCGGTGTGCGAGCTCTTGGTGCGGATAGGCCGGTAGTGACCGCGACGCCGATTACCACGTTCGTCCCCCTCGAGGAGGACTACTCGGTACCGACCGGCAGCCGCAGGCTCCTGTCGGAGGAGGCCCTCGAGTCGGTGCCGCCCCCGTCGTACCTCATCGACGGGTGGATGATCGACGACAGCTTCACGTTCGTCGCCGGCGTCCCGAACTCGGGCAAGAGCCTCGTGGCGATCGACTGGGCGATGTGCCTCGCCCGCGGCTACCCCTGGCGGGGCAGGGAGGTGCAGAGGCGCAAGGTGCTCTACCTCACGTCGGAGGGGACGGCCAGCTTCCGGGGTCGGCTCGAGGTGTGGCGGCTCGCCACCGGGGAGGACGTTGCGCCGGGGTGGATCAGCTTCTGCTTCGACCCGATGGTCCTGGGCTCCGACATTCCCGACGACCAGCAGATGGTCGCCGACCACGCCTGGGTCGAGGCCCAGGTGCAGGCGATGGGCGTGCGCATGCTCGTGATCGATCCGTTCGCCAACTACTACCGGGGGCCGGCGAACACGGACGTGTCATCGTTCACCAACTGGTGCCTGTCCCTGAACCGTAAGGGCGTGTCCGTCCTGGTCACGCACCACGAGTCGAAGTCGAGGGACCACAAGGGCGGTGGGCTCGTGATGCGCAACAGCTCGATGCTCGCTGGGGCGGCGGACAACGTGTACGTGATGAAGCCGACGTGGCACGAGGGGGAGGACCGTGCCGGCCTGGCGCACACGACTCTCGAGGCGCAGAAGGTGAAGGACGGCGAGTACCCGGCTCCGATCACGTTCACGCTGCAGCAGTTGGAGGCGGACGGCGCACCCGTGCGCCTGGACGGCGAGCCTGGGACGAGCGTGGTCCTGCGGTACGAGCACTCCCGGCACGACCGCCCGGACGCCGAGCGCACCGAGAAGCTGCTGGCAGCGATCACGGCCGAGCCCGGACTGAGCACGAACGACCTGGTGGCGGCGGTGGGCGGTAAGCGGGCCAAGGTGCTGTTCGAGCTGAACCGCTTGGCCCAGCTGGGCAGGGTGGAGAATAGGGGGGTGCCCGTTGGCAAGGGCGGGCGGACTAAGGCCGCTTGGTACCTGCTGGGCGACCAGGTGGAGGAGCTGTGATTCGCTGGGAGCTGTTCCGGTCCCCGAAGGGGAGGGCCGAGTGGGGTGCGTGGTGCTACCGCCGCCTCGAGGGCGGCTGGACTCTGCAGCTGTCCCTCCACAGGAGGGTGCTCATCGTAGACTTCGGGTCGCGATGAGCCTCCCGCACAGCTACCTCTTGACCGCGAACGTGATGGGACACCCGTACCGGGTGTACACGGTGAGGGGCCTGCACCTCAAGGGCGAGCTGATGCACGGCCTGTGCGTGCTCGAGAAGCGGATGATCTTCGTCCGCGCCGGGCTGTCGCGCTTCGAGACGGCGGCGACTCTGCTGCACGAGCTCTTCCACGCGGTGTACGCCGAAGCGTCCCTCGGGAATAAGTCGGAGGAGGAAGTGGTTGAAGCGCTATCGACGGTTGCGGCGCAGCTGCTGCGGAGGAACCGTTCGCTGCGAGCTAAGCTGCTCGATGGAATACCGAGACGGAGGGTCGTGTGAGCAAGGGTGAGTTCGAGAAGTCGGGGTTGTCATTCTTCCTGGCGCTGGTCGCCGTGTTAGCCCTGGGCGCTGGGTCCCTGTGGGCGGTCGAGCACTTCTCTGAACATCCCGACGTGTACTGCGACGGCTACTGGTTAGGAGCTCAGTACGCGATGGACATGCTCGACGGCTTCGGCTTCGACGGCGAGCCGGCCGAGTGCCCCGCCGATCACGGCAAGACTCACGACGATCCCGCTGTCCTCTTCTGCATGGGCGGTACGGACGGCTACCTGGCGACGGCGCAGCCCGTGGCCGGGGCCCCGCACTCCGGGTGGAGGGACGCTTTCCAAGCCTCGTGCGTCGAGGCGGGAGCGGCTGAAGATTTCTACGCGGGCGGCGGTCGCCCACCCCGAGACTCCTGATGGCCCGCTGGAGAGGCGTGTACGCGTACATCTGCGCAGCCTGTGATCATCGGGCGGCGGCACACGGCCAGATGCCCTCAGGGGGGTTCCGTTGTCGATTCTGTTCGTGCGTTATGGCGCAGGATGGTCCTACCACCGAGGAACTAGCTGCCGAGCTAAGACGACGCGGGAAAGCGGTGTTTGATCCCGACGTGGGCCTTGATCAAGTGTCGGGCTTACGGTTTGCTGCTCATTGGCTGCGCCGCGTTGGGGCCATCGTGATCGAGCGCGATGAGAACGGCGAATGGCCGGAGTGGGCGATTCATTGCATTCCCATAGACGAGTTCGATGAGAGTCCACAAGACGTTCTCGACGCTCTCGCCGCCGCCCAGGAGAAGCAGGAATGAGGATAAGCTGGCCCTACCTGATTGTCGGGCTGAAGGCTCTTCTGCTCCTGCTGATTGTCCTGTCTCGCAGGTGTCAACGATGAGCGAGCCCCGCAACGTGTCCATCCTCGCCCATCTGCAGGGCGGTCCCCTCGACGGGGTCATGCAGCACGTGCTGGCTCCCAAGACCGTGGGCCAGCTCCGGTTCCCCATCCTCGAGGACGGGGAGCTGATACCCACAGTTGTCGTTTACAGCCGGGCGATGGTGGACAAGGCCCCGCCTCCCGCCCGTGGCTATGTCGGCCTTTTCAAGTACTCGCACTCGGAGGAGCAGGAATGAGCAACAAGGTGAAGGCGAAGAACAAGACGGTGCCGGCTTCGACGCTGAACAAGGTGGCCGAGCACGGCCGGCTGATGGAGAAGCTGGCAGCCGCAGCGCACGAGAGGGCCGAAGAGCTCGAGGTGCGCGTCAGGGACATGTTCGAGGCGCTGCAGATCAGTCGCACGCTGTTCGCAGCCGTGCTCGAGCAGCTCGGAGGCGAGGTGACTCTGGTGCACGCGACGATGGAGGCGCTCAACGGTGTGCGCTTCGGCATCGAGCGGCACGTGGTGGACGATGGTCTGCGGTACGTGCTCACGCTGGACCAGGACGCTGAGTCGGTAGAGGCCGTCGAGGCAGAGCCCATTGAAGCGGAGGTGGCAGAGTGAGGGTCTTAGTCGCGTATGGGAAGCACATCGATCCCCCGATAGTGTTCGCCCCCCACAACATTGTCCTCGGCTGGTCCGAGAATGAGGTGGAGGACCTGCTGGATCAGGTCGATACCCTGGTAGGGCCGGACGCAGTCGTGTACATCATCGATACCCTGAGCCTGGACCAGTCATGAGGCACCCAATGTCGCAGGCGTTCCACGACGTGCTCGTAGAGATGGGGAACATGCACGACGCTAAGCAGGCGAACTACGGGAGGGACAACGACCCGTTCGCCAACGTCAGGGCGTCGGAGGACTTTGGCATCAGCGGGTGGGTGGGAGCGCTGGTCCGCGGCAACGACAAGATGCGCCGGCTGCAGAAGGCCGCTGCCGGTCACAAGCTCACGTTCGAGTCCGTGGAGGACGATCTGCTCGACCTGGCCGTGTACGTCGCCATCGCATTAGTCCTGTACAGGGACGAGAATTACAATACGGAGGTGTTGCCCGATGCGCCGCTCAAGAACCAATCGACACTCCCGGACATCGGAGACTTCTACAGGGTCGTCTTCACCTGAGCTGACCGGACTCGCCCCCTCGCAGGGGCGAAGGGGTCGGTCGTCAGGTCCCGCACTCTGCTGGTGGCAGTGCGGCGCTTCGGTGGAGGACAGCCCGTACCGCTCCCCGCTCGAGGGAGTGCCGGGTGGAGCGTTCGTCGTGTGCACGCCGGCCTGCCCGAATCGCCCTGCTGGTGCGCTGGTGTTCGCGAGGGTAAGATGGCGCTAGCTCATGCCTCTGACCACCACCCCCGGCGGGGAAGTCATAGGGGCGGACGGTTCCCGTCTCCCCTACATCCATATGGGACAGCCGCCGGCCAAAAAGGGAACCACCGCGTATCGCCAGTGGGCGATGGAGCAGTTCGAGAAGCTGGTACAGGCGGGGTACAACTACTCCCAGGCCGCTGAGTACCTGGGCACCACCTACAAGTGGTGGGAGCACCTGCAGAAGCAAGAGCCCGAGTGGGCGGCGCGCATCAAGCAGATACGCACCGGGACCGCCCTGGGCTGGCAGTACCCCGATCTGTCGGGGATGACCTTCGCGGACTTCTGCCGCGAGTACGGAGGGTTCGACCTGGCAGAGCACCAGACCTGGATCGAGAGCGCGCTGGCCGACCCGCTGGGCAAGATCATTCTCATCCTGGGCCACCCCGAGGCCGGGAAGTCAACGCTCGTCTCTCTGTGGTACGTGCTCTACCGGATTGCGCTGAACCCGGACATCCGCATCGCCCTCGTGTCGAAGAACACCTCGAAAGCGCAGGACATGCTCCTTCGCGTCCAGAGGTACCTGGTGGAGGATCAGCTGTACGACAACGCGCCGCGCAACTTCATCCGCGACTTCGCCGGGTGGAAGCCGGCGCACGGCGACCTTGAGTGGTCGCAGGACCAGTTCTTTGTCCGGCACCGTAAGTCCGGTGAGCGGGACCCCACGGTGCAGGCGCTGGGCATCGGCAAACAGATTTACGGATCGCGGCTCGACCTGCTGATCCTCGACGACGCGCTGGTCCTCGACAACCAGGTGAGCGAGCTGACTCGCAACCGTATCGACGCGTGGTTCACGAACGAGGCCATGTCCCGAGCTCAGCGCGGACAGGTGATCGTGAACGGTACGCGCCTGTTCCCGCTCGACCTGTACGGGCAGTGGAAGAAATCGTGGGCGTCGAACCCTCTCTTCCGCCTCGTGCTCATTCCGGCGCTGCAGGACGAGTGGACCGAGCTCGAGCGCCCCACCTGGCCTGGGTACTGGGACTTGGACGGGCAGGAGATTATCGAGGAGTACGACGGCAAGCCGGTTGTTGTCGGGTACCGGCAAGGGCTGCGCGACATCCGCGCCGCGATCATGGCCCGCGACCCTTCGCGGTGGAAGCTGGTCTACCAGCAGGAGGACATCGAGGAGACGGACTCTGTGTTCTCGGAGCGCATGATCGAGCAGGCGAAAGAGCTCGGCGCTCACAGGCGCATCGGCCAGGTTCTCGATGAGGAGATTCTGATACTGGGCGTGGACCCGGCGACTTCTGGCCGTGCGGCTGCGGTGCTGCTGGCGCTGAACCCTCAGACGCGGGTGCGCACCGTCGTGGACGTGTGGGCCGGCGGCAAGCTGGGGGCGACCGGGATCAGGGACAGCCTCTTCTACCGCTTCTGGGACAAGTACCGGACGCACCGCGTGCAGTTCACCGTGATCGAGACGAACTTCGCACCGACGCTGATGGGCGACGAGTCGTTCCGCCTGCGCGCCGAGGCGGCGGGCACGGTGCTGGTGGAGCACAAGACGATCGGCAGGGGGCACAAGCGCGGATCGTTGCACGACGAGGAGTACGGCATCGGGGCGCTGGCGTCGGTGATGGCCGGCGGTATGCTGGCGCTGCCTTCCGCGACTGTGGAGGACGAGAAGATTCTCATGCCGCTCATCGACGACATGCGGGTGTTCCCGTTCGCGGAGCAGAAAGACGCTCTGGTAGCTCTGTGGGTCGCGGAGGGCGAGGCTAAGGTGCGCCACGGGATCACGGTCGATCAGGACGCGGTGGCCCACCGCAGAGGGGTTCCGCCCTCGATCATTGCCAGGCGTCAGGCTATAGTTTCCTCGTATGCCAACCGCAACAACCGGCCCCCAGCCCGTGGACCTGGCGTCAGGCGCTTATCAGTCCCTAGGTAGCCGCTGGGCCCGCTACGAGTGGCTCATCCACAAGCACAACGAGCACAAGACTCGTCTGCGGATGGTCACGAACATCTCCAACGGTCAGTGGTACGTCGAGTGGCCGGACCTGACCCAAACTCCCGAGGCTCCCACCGTGGCGAACCTGATCGAGCTGGGCATCGCTCACTGGTCCTCGATCGGTGGCGCAGTGCTCCCTTCGCTGCGGGTGCCCGTTCACGCTTCGGTGGACCGCTCGCAGGGCAAGAGGGGCGCTCGCAAGCGGGAGCGGCGACTGCGCCAGCTCTGGTCGATGAGCAACGTGTCCGAGCTCGCTGCACTGTGGTGGGGCGACTACGCGGGTGGCGGCTCTGCGATCCTCGGCGCGTGGTGCGACTTCACCAAGCCGGACAGGGAGCGCAACCCCTACCTCATTCGCTTTGATCCGCGGCACGCGTACATGCTCAAGGACAACCTGGGGAACATCACCGAGCTGCTGATAGCGAGAGTGCTGTCGCAGCAGGAGCTCAGGGCCATGCTCCCTGAGGAGCACAAGACGATCTTCTCGAAGTCCGGCGACCAGGACGTGCAGGAATGGTTCTGGTACGACAAGGACACGCTCTTCCACGCCCTCGTTGACGTGTCGAAGGACGGTCGCTCCTCTGACCGCCAGCTGGTGCTGGTGGAGGAGGAGAACAAGTTGGGATTCGTGCCCGCTTGGGAAGTGACGCGTCCCACGTTCGACGGACAGCGCCGCGGAGTGTTCGACCAGACCGTGCACATCCTGAGGACGATGCACCGTCTCATGACGCTGACCATCGCCTCGACCGAGGAGCATTCGTTCCCGGCGATACTCGAGTACAACGTTCGCAACCCCGGCGACTTCGGCCCGGGCGCGATCCTGTCCGCCAACTCTGAGGACGCGAAGATGGAGCGCCTGTCGCCGTCTCAGCACTTCGACGTGAAGGACCTGATAAAGAACCTGGCGGACCAGGCGGACAGGCAGTCGGTCCTCCCGCAGCAGCTGTCGGGCGAGCCGGGTGCGTCCATCGTCTCCTCGAGGGGTATCAACGCGCTCATGGGATCGATCGACGCGAGACTCGCACTGGCGCACAAGCAGTTCGAGATTGGCTTCGGCAAGGTGTCCGGCTTCCTCCTCGCCATCGACGAGATTTTCTGCGACGGGGAGAAAACGATCAAGGGTGACGAGAGGGACAACGACCAGGTGGAGACGTTCCTGCCGTCCAGGGACATCAACGGTGCGTGGGACGCTAATTGCACCTACGGCATCGGTGCCGGATCGGACCCGTCGAACATCGAGGTGCGCCTGGCCATGCACATCGCTAACGGCCTGGTGTCGAAGGAAACGGCGCGGAGCAACCTGCCCTTCCTCGAGGACCCGGATGCTGAGCCCGTCAAGATCATGCGCGAGGGGTTCCAGCAGGCGCTGCTCGCCGGCGTGGTCGCGATGGCGCAACAGGGTCAGCCCGAAGCTGCGGCTTACGGCCTCGAGCTCTTGGACACTGACGACGTGGACTTTGACGACATCGTGATGAAGATGGTGAAGTACATGACCCAGCCAGCTCCGGCCCAGGGTGATCCTGGTGCTGCGGCGCTGCAGGCTGGGGAGTCGCTGGCCCGTGGTGGCATCCCGGGCAATGCAGCTCAGGGACCGCCGGCCGCTAACCTGCCACCGCTCGGTCAGATTCTGCAGCAGGGTCCGGGGTACGTGCAGTAATGGCCGCTCCCGCTACCTCTGTTCAGCGATCGATTGCCCCCGGCTCAACGCAGTACGGGGATCGTGGAGCTCTCGAGTCCGCCATCGCCACCTCGGCGGGCAACGCTCCGGCTGGTACCACTCCCGGTGTGACCCCGTCTCCGACCGCTGCCGCCCCCGACGCTTCCGACCCGATCGGTGCGCTGCTGGGAGGTGGGCTGCGACCGGACGCGAGAGAGCTCACTGCCGGTTTGTCGGTGGGACCCGGGCCCGGTAGGGCGATGGCCTCGCAGGTGCCCGACGCGGTTGCGGAACGCTTGCGCATGGTCGCTCAGACTGCGCGCACGCCGATGCTCCGAGCGATGGCACGTTCAGCCTTGCGCCGTAGGGTTCAGGCCAATCAGTTGGTAATCTGACCCAATGCCGCAGAACCCGTACGCCTACGAGCGCGACGAGAAGGTCAACGCCAAGCCGGAGCAGCTGCGACAGGGTCTGCGAGACAGCTGGCGCTTCATCGCCCACGCCAATCAGCCCGAAGAGCTGCGGAATATGTTCGACCTGGACGACCCCGGTGCTCAGAGGGCGGCTAATCGTCGCCGGCTGCGCACCGACAACTCTGGCCACGCCTTCGTGGACGAGGTTGAGCGGGTCTGGCTGAGCAACCGGGGACAGGTTCCCCTGTCGTGGTTGGCGGCTCAGGACCCCGCTGACGTTGCCCTACTGACTCCCGACATCGCACAGTCCGTGTTCCAGCTGCAGGAGGATGCGGCGTGGAAGCGCGAGCACGACGAGCAGATCAGGGTCGAGGCTCAGCGCCGGTACGACTCTGCTAATCGGCGACGAGCGTTCCAGAACTTCCTGCGCGCCATCCCCACACAGGGCTCTCAGATCACCGCCTCTCTCTTCGGGGACGACGACCAGCAGTCGCTGATGGAGTACGAGCAGCAGGTTCGCGACGAGCTGTCCGGTGCCGGGGCCGATCTTCGCGCCGAGGGCAACTGGGTGCAGACCGTGCTCGGTGGTGTCGGGTGGGTCATCTCTAACGGGCTCGAGCTGGGCATGCGGCTGTCCAGCCCAGCGGGCACTGGCGATCTTGTGACGGAGGGGCTGCACAACGCTGGTGTGATCCCGTTCAACCCGTACCGGGCCGAGTTCGAGGCCGAGCAGCAGAAGGCTATCGCTGAGCTCGAGGCCGAGCAGGGATTGCCCGACGAGGCGCTGATGGACCGCCTGCGGCCGATGGTCACTGAGCAGGCGTGGCAGCAGCTGCAGACCGAGTCACCCCAGCAGTACAACACTTACCTGCAGATGTCGAACGGCGATCCGTTCCTGGCCTTCGGGTTCTTTTCCGCTGACTTGAACGAGCTGCCCGAGGTGCAGGATCAGCTGCGACAGATTGTGAACGATCCCGAGGGCGGTTACCGAGCTGACCTTGACGAGTTCGTGCAGACCCTTGATGAGCAGCAGTTCACGCTCAGTGCGAACGTTCTCGAGGCGATGGCCACGTACGGGAAGTACCCGATGCGCTTGGCCAGCGCCCTGACGCTGCTGCTGACCGATGACGATGTTCGGTCGGACGTGCTCGACGGGCGGTGGGAGAACATGCACGAGGAGATTGCCAAGGCGAAGGACACTCCGGCTGGCGTGCTCGGCATCGAGAACACGGCCGTTGGCCTGGCGCTGGACGTGGGCGCAGGTATTGCGTTTGATCCCACCACCTGGCTGTTCGGTCCCAGGCTCACTAACGTTGCCTCTCGCGCTTCTACGATAGATGACGCTCTGCGCATGGCCCGGGGTCCCCTGGTCCGTCGCACCATCGACGATGCGGTGACCATCGCCCTGTCCGACGCCAAGGGGAACATGCCCCTGGTGCACACGCTGTCCTTCCTCGACGAGGTGGGAGAGCTGCCGGCTGCGATGGAGGCGCTGCAGGCTGTGCCGCAGACTCTGCCGGCACGTCCGTGGCTGAACTCGCAGAGGGCGCTGTACGCGCAAGAGACTGCCCTGGACACGGTGGCGAAGGTGCTCGACCCCGAGGACGTGGCCCGCATCGGCAGGTTCTCGGACGAGACTCTGGACAACCTCGCAACTAGCGTGCGCAACAGCGGATTCTCCGAGCCGATCGAGCTCACCTACTCGCTGCGCGACCGCACCTTGCACGTTACGGACGGGTTGAAGCGAGTGGCCGTTGCCCAGCGCATGGGCCTGCGCGGTGTGCCGGTCAGTGTGCGCATCACCGACACGCTCAAGAGGATTGTCGGCCAGGGCAGGCTGCTCGATCCATCGGACGCGACTACGCAGGTCGCTGCGCAGATCGCTGACACTCCCCAGCTGTTCGCCTTCCACGGCACGACCCGAGTGGCGGATGATGTCGTCGAGGCGATGCTGCAGGGGGCTGATGATTTCACTCGAGGGGGACTGACGCAGGAAGCTGAGCGTGCGCTGACGTACGCCCAGAGCACCAGGCCCACCGTATCCAAATGGGGCAAGGCTGGCGAGCAGGCTATGGCCGGCCGTGAGGGTTGGGTGCTCGTGTTCCGTCGCACTGACCTTCCCGAAGCTGCGCAGCGTGCACTGGCAGCTGGCCGGGACGTTGAGGAACTCTTCCCGGGCGGACAGGCTACGGCTCCGTTGCGGCCCGTGTTCGCCTTCCGGGCGTCCGAGGACCTTTCCGAGATTGCGTCGGTGGCCAGGCAGGCGATCGACAGCGGGACCCCGATGCACGTCGGAGGGACCATCGAGGTGGGACCGGCTGGTGTGGCGGCTGACAGCCTTCTCGAGGCCGGCGAGTCGATCGTCAACCACCCCACCAGTCTGACTCCCGACACTCCGACGCTGGTGCGGCCAGATAGGCTGCTGCCCAAGCGTGTGGTGCTGGGCACGGACGCTGTGCGAGCGAGGGACGAGCTGCAGAAGATCATCGAGCGGGCGGTGGCCAATGGCGCTACTCCTCCCTCAGCGACCCGTCTCGCTACGGGCATGGCGTGGACTAATCGCCTGCGCAAGCTGCTGCGCACACTGCCCGGGACGGACTGGATCACCAGGTACATGAGCCCGCAGCACATGATTTCCCGCTTCGAGCTGCACGGCCCTCAGTCGGCGTCGAAGATCATCGAGACTGCTACACGGCTGTGGGGCGACGACACTGCCAAGGCCGAGCTGTGGGTGAACAGGGTGCTCGACTATCAGCGCCGGCTCGCTCAGGCCAACTCTCAGTACGTGGACGACCTTTCCAGGCTGCGACCGTTGAAGGAAGAGCTGCTTGCGCTCGAGGACTTGAAGGGCGGCGGCTGGGACGACTCGATTCGCTTCCTCGAGGATCAGCTGCCGACGAACCCCAACATGATCGATCAGTGGACTCAGGCCAAGGCGAATCGGGCTCAGTTGCAGGAGGAGTACGTGACTCGCCTGCGCACCGTCGAGCGACAACTGGGCGAACTAGATGCTCGTTACGGGCAGATAACTGACACGGCCGAGTTGGCGAAGCTGGTCGAGGACATGTGGGACGACTTCAACCGGACCCGCATCGCTACTCGCAAGGAATGGGCTGAGCTGGTGGACCCCGAGACTGGTATTGTGCCCTGGGAAGAGCTGCGGAAGGGTCGCACTCCGATAGTGGGAGAGCACGAAGGGGCGAGGAAGTTCCTGCCCGAGGAGCTGCGCGATCAGGTTCGCGAGCTCGGTGTGAGCAATCCCGAAAAGCTGGTGGGCAACTTGAGCACTGTGCTCAACACGCGCATGGCGGTTAACGTTCCGCTCACTCCCCTCGAGATGATTGTGGCCTCTGAGTGGGGCGGGGCGAAGTACATCAGGTTCTCACAGAGAGCCTTTGGCCACCAGGTTCGCGAAACGGCGTGGGGCCTGCACAAGTGGTGGGTCATCGACAAGGTGTTCAAGCCGGCGACGGCGATGACCGTCTCGTTCGACGAGCTCATGCGAATCTTCCACATCGGGGGCGCTGATGCTCTGATGAAGTGGGTGTACGACCGAGCTGCCTTCACCTCTGCACGTGCCAGCGCACTGTTGCGGCACGGCAGACTCAGTGTGCGCAGGGGCGCTCAGCACTTGCCCCGCAGGGCACAGGAGCGAATCCGTGTCCTGTCGGAGGGGCCAACGATTTACAAGCAGGCCGAGCGCCAGGTGTTCGAGGGCATCGGTCTGGGATGGGACGACATCAAGCCCGGCGATGCGATTTACCCCGACGCTGCTCGGCGCTGGACCGGCGACTTGCTGCAGGACTCTGGCTTCCGTGCCTTCCTGCGCGGCCGTGACGCTTTCCGAGAGTGGTTCACGGGACCTGATGGTCTGAGGGCCAGGCAGCAGGTGACGCTGAACAAGGGCGTTACCGGGCTCTTGGGCAGCTCTGACGATCTGTTCGACGGCTGGACGACGATCTTCGACAACGTGATCCTCAAGCCGTCTCGCAAGTCGGGCAAGTACGCCGACATGCGGAGGGCGTGGGAGGAGACTGCGCAGCTGATCGAGTCCGAGGGCGGTCGTGTGCACGAGCTGCCCGCCTGGGTGTTCAATCACATGGGGCCGGTGCGCGGTGTGCGCAAGCAGATGGGCAACCGCACTCCGGTGTCCGCCCTGACCGAGTCGTTCTTTGAGCACCTGTTCATGAACCCTGTGAACTACCGCCGGGGCTTCCTGGCCGAGCTCGTGCGCAAGACGGAGCGCGAGCGCCTGGTGAAGCTGTTCACGAGTCAGGGGCGCAGGATCGTCCCCGACAACGAGCTCGAGCAGCTGTTGGGACTGCGCGGCATCTACGGGTCCCGGGCCGGCCTCAAGCCGTACCTGCAGGACTTGGCGTCTCGCAACGGGATGGTGCTCGAGTCTTACATCGACGACCTGGCCGACTCGAGAGCTCTGACCGAGATTGACAACACCTTGTACACGTGGGACCAGGGCAGCAGGTTCGGGCAGCAGGCCCGGGCCGTGTTCCCCTTCGGCCGTCCGTGGGCTGACATGGCGGCGTTCTGGGGCCGTGAGGTTCTGACTCGGCCGGCTCTGCGCGGGTGGATCAACAATCGCAACTTCCTCAACGCCGGCACGATCGCCAACGGGGCGGTGGACCGGCTGATGCTGAACCCGAAGCCGCTGGCGATGATGTCCCGCCTGGCCGCTACGGACTTCACCGTGGACGAGTTCGCTCCCGGCGTGGGCCTCCCGTTCAACGCCGAAGAGGCGAGCTTCAACCCGCTCATCTTCCTGCCCACTGGCGGGGAGAACCCGTTCGGATCGATCCTCCCCGGACTCGGGTTCATTCCGATCGTGTTCATGGACTTGGTCATCGAGAACATGTACGACCCGGTGGACGACCCAGAGGCGTACCAGGAGCTCGTGTCCAACATCGCCCAGTTCATTCCCTCTGCCGAGTACAACCGCGGCGGTCTGCTGGGCGACATTCTCGGGGGCGGCACGGTGGGCTCTGGCATCTCCCTCCTGACCGACCTGACGGGCGGACTGATGGGCGTGCCCTTCTACAACTTCACCTCCGAGATGGGCGACATCTCTCGAGAGATTGACCGAACTCGCCAGCTGTCGGCGTTGATGGCCGACGAGGAGGAGCTGAACACCATCCTGAGCCTGCAGGACCCGGAGGCGATTGACCTGTACCTGCGGGGGCTGGCCACTCAGGCTGACCGGAACGCATCGATGTCGCACGCCTCTCGAGTGCTGACCCGTCTGGCGGTTCCGGTGAGGGCCGAGTACGACACTGGCCTTGACGAGATTCAGAACGTGTGGCTCGAGGCGTCCCGCAGATTCCCCGACGATCTGCGCACGAGGTTCAGGATCAACGAGAACAGCTCTGAGGAGCAGGTTCGATCTGCCTCTAACGACATCCGCAGCATGTTCTTCGACTTGCCTCAGTGGAAGCGCGACCTGTACATCGCGCAGTATCCGGCGCTCGCTGTGAACCTGGTAGGTTCCTGGGAGTGGACCGCCACGGCGCAGAGCGTCTTAGGCACTGAGGCACAGACTGCGTACCGCACTGACGGTACGAGGGAGGGGCTGCTCCGGCACCAGGCGCTGATCGAGGCCGGCTACGTGCGGCCCATCCAGCCGCTGAGCCGTGCGCATCGCATCCTCGGCCTGATCCAGGCGTCGAAGGAATCGGCGGCTAAGCAGATTTACGAGTTCACTGCCGAGTCCGTGAACAACTTCATATGGGACTCGGGCGTCACTCCCGAGATTAAGGCCGCGATGGACCAGGTCGCTGCGTCTGAGTTCGGACAGCGCCTCGGCTACGAGAACGGCCGTGAGGTGTGGGAGGATTGGAACAGCATCGAGCTCGACTTCGAGAGGTTCGTGGCCGAGCAGTCCGGCATTGCCGAGGGCTCTGAGGAGTTTGAGGCGCTGCGGGACTCTGTGCGCCTGCCCACCCAGTTGAAGCCGTGGGGCTCGAGCTGGCCCGGCTTGGACGATGACGAACTGAGCGCCAGATTCAGCGAGCTACAGCTGTTCCAGTTCCCGACCGAGGTGCAGGCGCTGGCCAACGGACTGGGCATCGATCTGACTCCCGGCATGACCGGGCTGCAACTGTTCCAGGGCGTGCAGGACGTGCTCACTCAGGTGGACTCGCCTGTGTGGTCCATCGTTCGCGGCCCCTACCAGTCGTACGTGGACCAACGCTCAGCGCCGGCAGCGGCGGCAGACTTCTCGCTGGCCTCGCAGGCGAACAACCCCGATCTGGATGAGGACTGGCGGCGCAACCTGACGGACTTCATCGCGTTCGAGGCGAACCTGTCCGAACGGGTTAGGGATCGCAACGGCGGTGTGACTCTGTCGGAGCAGGAAGCTGTGGCGCAGCGGTACTCGGTGCTGATGCAGACCACCGATCTTCCCCTCGACTGGCGGGGCATCTGGAAAACCCGCTTCGAGCGCACGTACGGCCCTCTGGACTGGGAGCCTCCGCAGCCGGCCGCTCCTACCCTGGCCGATGGCTCTGAGAACCCGAACGCTTACGCCCCGTACATCCAGCACGTTGTAGACGGCGACACTCTGGTAGTGTCCGAGGCGCTAGGCGCTGCTCGTCTGATTGGCGGGGTCGATGCAGGTGCACGGCCGAAGATGCACGAGGTACGACTGTTAGGCGTCAGGGCCGCGGAGATGCACGAGCCCGCCGGTCAGACGGACAAGGAAGCGCTGCAGGACGCTCTCATGGAAGCGCTGCGCAATGGCGATAGAATCTGGCTCGTGCGCGACCCTGATACTTTTGGCACGAACACGGACCAGTACGGACGGGAGCTCGCCTGGCTGTGGATCGGTGACACCCCCTACTACAGCGAGGACGACTTTCGGAGGAACGACTGATGGCCAACACCCGCCAGTCCGTTGACGCGCAGTCCGGCAACCGCCCTAACACGCAGATGACGACGACTCCGAGCCGTTCCGCTGCGCAGACTCAGCCGGATCAGTCGGGCACGTCCATAGTCGATCCCGACGCCCCCTTTGGCGGCATCTTCTCCCCGGATCAGTCGGGCCCGGAGTACGTGGAGGGCGGCGACAACACGGAGTTCTACCAGGACGAGTTCGGCACTCCGGTCGCCTGGCAGGAGTACCTGTACGACAGGCTGTTCGACGAGATTCCCAACGTGGCAGAGGCGTTCGGCGAGAACCCGCAGACGTACGCGGCCTGGCTCTCGAACCTGTTCCCGGACCTGCTGCGGGCTGTGGACCGATCGATCAACTCGGACTACCTGGCCCCGCTCGATCTGACCAACACCCCAGCGGGCTTCGAGTTCATCTACGGCATCGCCACTAACTGGCTCGGCTCCCGTGACCGCCGGCTGCAGGAGGCTCTGGACTTGGGCCTCGGTGCGCGCCGGTCAGGGGGCGGCGGTGGCGGCGGTGGGCGTTCGGTAGCCCAGCAGTTCGACCTGGACCAGCTGGCCAACAGCGTGCGCGACATCTGGCGGGGCACTCTCCTCGAGGAGCCCAAGGACGCTCGCGGAATCGCACGTGCGTACGTGGACGCTGTCACAGCGAACCCCATGCAGAAGCTCGACTTCGAGACTTTCGTGCTCACCCGCGTGGAACAAGAACCCCGGTACGCTTCTATCTACCGGAACAAGCCGGCCTCCATGTCGGCGCAGCAGTACATGGCACCGTACTTCAACATGGCGGTGCAGGTCGCTGCTCCGCAGGAGGCCGCTAAGCTCGCAATCGGAGGGGCGCAGTTCGGGGCCGATCCGAATGCGTTCCGCAACAGGCTGGCGCGCACGGACGCTGTGACCGGGTCGTCCCCGTTCATCAGCCGCCTCGAGCAGCGCCTGTCCAATCTCAAGGGAGTGCTCAAGGGATAATGCCCACCGCATCACAAGTCGCACAGAACGAGGACACGAACCCGCAGCAGCTCTCGCCGTATCCGGCCGGGGCTGAGGTGGGCACGGACAGGTACACGGGGGACAACGCGGCCTTCCAGGGCCCGCAGATGAGCATTCTGTCGGGCCGTCGCATGTCCTGGCACCTCGATCAGTCCACCGGCAACTGGTACGTGGCCTACGGGCTGCCCAACTCCCAGCGCCGGCTGATCTTCGAGGCTTCGCAGCAGCAGATGGACCTTCTCTTCGGGCGGGGTCGCCGTCCCACCACGTACAACGAGATTCGGCTCAAGGACCTGACTAACGCCGGCGATGTGTTCGGCGGGAACGTCTCCGAGATGGAGGGGGAGGGCCAGTTCGAGGACGAGTACCAGCGGGTCATATCGATGACCCTGGACGAGGGCTCTCTGCCTACGTGGCTCAAGGGCGACCGCGAGGCTGAGGACATCCTGTTCATCGCCCAGGCTGAGGACAAGAGCGACGAGTGGGTGATGGAGCAGTGGTCCAAGCTGGACCGTTTCAAGACCCGCTTCCCTGGGCTCGACAAGATTCAGCGCACTGGGAACCTCTCGCTCTCTGAGGCTGTCACGGGCTTCCTCGAGTACGAGGCGGACCTGCGGGGGATGCTCCTGGCCGATGGCCGCAACCCGGAGACTGTCACGCCCCAGGTGGTGGGCGCTCTTCTGAACAAGGGCTACTCGATCCAGACGGTGCAGGACACGGTGCAGGGGTTCCGTCACCTGCGGAACAACTCAGAGGCGCTGGCCTCCTTCAACGAGGTGCTGGCCCTACAGGGGCAGTCGCCCATGAACACGGAGCAGGCGCTGGACTTCCTGCAGGGCCGAGCTCCGGCCGAGACGTACGAGATATGGGAGGCATCGTCCATCCGCGAGGCCGCAGTGTCGGCGGGTATCGGCGACTTCGTGGGCCCGTTCAAGGCGGTCACGGCAGCTCTCGAGACAGCCGGGATGACCAGCCGACAGCAGGCCGCGCAGTCGATGCAGCAGGCGGCTCAGATGCTCCTGTCGCTGCGGCACGAAGTGAACACGATGTCCTACGGCTTGACCACCGAGGAGCTCATCGACATCAACCTCGGGATCACACCGCGCTCCGGCCGCTCGCAGGCCGAGATTCTCCGATCGATCGAGACGGCCACTAGTGCTGCTAGGGCCTGGCTCAAGGGCAGGGCTAAGCCGTACACCGCGTACGACGATCGCGGCCGGCCCCGTGCCGCTTCTCTCGGTGCGCTGAACCAGCCGACCTGAAACTCCCGTGTTCCGCTGCCAGCGGAACAGCCCCATTTCCGTTACGGCTTGACATAAGCGATCCAGTCCGTAACGTTATCTTCCAGAAATAGGCAGTCCGGCGCTCGAGGCGGACTGGGAAGGCTGAGCCTCGGCAACGAACTTAGTAAGCAACAACCCGCTGGCCCCCTCGTAGCCAGCGCGTAGCGCCGCAAACCGAGGTGTAAAGAGCGGCAGAAGAAGGAGAAGCGCAAGTGAGCGAAGAGACGATCCCCCAGATGAGGGAGCGCATCGAGACGCTGACGAAGGAGCGGGACACTGCCCGTAAGAGCGAGCAGGATGCCCAATCCCAGCTGCGTACCCTGCAGGCCAAGGACGCGTTCCGTGTGGCCGGGTACAAGCCAGAAAGCGCGGAGTTGTTCGTTGCCAGTCACCAGGGTGACATCACCCCGGACGCTGTAACGGCCTTCGCCGGCAAGTACGGATTGCCCGCCATCGAAACCGTTCCCGCCGCAGAGTCACAGCCGGCAGAAGGTGCACCCGAGTCGGGAAAGACTCAGGACCCGTCCACGGGCAGCAATCTCGCTTCGATGGGCAGAGCCGGTTCAGGCGCTGGAGCAGGCGGTCAGCAGGCCGCAAGCGAACAGCCGATGCCCAGAGACGAGTGGGAGAAGTTGGCCAAGGACGACCCGGCTGCTGCCAGGGCCAAGGTCCGCGCAGGCCAGGTGCAGATACGGACTGATAATCCGTACGCCACCAAGGCCAGTCGCTAGACGAACCGCAGCTCCACGACCGGCAGAAAATCTGATGGTTACGAGGAGGTGAACTTTTAATGGCTAGTGATTTCGCAACTGCACCAACCACAACTTCGACCTACGACGATGTGAGCTACGCGGCGATCATCACGGACCAGGTCCTCGATGCCCTCATGGCGGTGGTAGTCACCCCCGCTCTGTTGGACTTCTACGACCTGTCCGGCGAAGCGTCGAAGGCTGTGAAGATTCCCAAGGCTGACAAGTTCACTGCCGCTGCGGTTAACGAAGGAACGGAGCTCACTAACACTGCGCTCACGACCACTTCTGTGACCGGCACGGCTGCTGAAATTGGCATCCAGGCAACGGTCACTGACGTGCTCGAGCTGTCGGACATTCCGGCTGCTCACGGAGCTCGTCTGCGCCAGCTGGGGCGTGCCCTCGCTGACAAGGTGGACGTTGACATCTGCGCTCTCATGGCAGGCTTTTCCTCGGTTGTCGGAGCTACCGGCGTGAACATCACACTGGCGAACCTGCTCGACGCTATCTACACCCTCGAGGTGGCAGATGCTTCGAGCCTCGGTGCGCTGGTGGGTGTCCTTCACCCGCGTCAGACCGCCGACCTTCGCGAAGCGCTCGACGCTGAGTCCGGTGCCGTCTATGGCGGCGCTGGGTTCCAGGCCGCGCTGACCGATGGCCGCATGAGCAAGTCTCAGGCTGGATACTTCGGGAACTTCTTCGGAATCGACATCTTCCAGAGCACCAACGTGCCCACCGCAAACGGTGGCGCTGACCGTGCCGGAGGTATCTTCGTGCGCGACTACGCCTTGGCGATGGTCCAGAAGTGGGCTGCCAAGGTTGAGCCGATGCGCTGGGCCCCCATTCGTGGATGGGTCCTCGTCGCAACGGCGATGTACGGCGTGTTCGAGGTCGAGGACGCAGCTGGCGTCGAGGTAACTACGGACGCTTGACCCGTTCCCCTACTGGCAGGGGTAAAACAGCCAGCGGCTGGATCGGCAGCTGTGCGAACCGACACCGGAGCCGATCATCCGGTGTCACCCTCTCACCGAGGAGGCTGCTGTGCCCCGTGTACAGACCGACGAACAGAAGGCCAACGCTCTCGTAACCGAAGAGCAGCTCAAAGTGGCCGCAGAGCAACTACGCAAGCAGAACGAAGGACTGTCCGAGGGCGAAATCGTGCAGGACGAGGACACCCCCGCACCTGTGGACTTCAACAAGCCGCGCACCAAGGGCAACACCGTGGGGCGTGTGGGCGATGACGTGCAAGAGTCCGAGCTCGATTCTCCGTACAAGGACCTCGAATCGATGAGCCCGGCGGCGTTTGCAGCGCAACCCGTGGCCCCCATCACGGGGAACATCGAGACTCAGCAGTTCATCGTTGACTACAAGAAGTTCAACAACCTCCACTTCGGCAAGCCCGGACTGAACCTCCCGAAGAAACGGCAGTACACCGTGAAGGCGTTCCACAAGGACGGCCGGCTGGTGCAACTCCCCTTCGAGGGACAGATTCAGAACAACGCCGGAGGGGACCCGGAGGACGCGATTGGCCTGCGCCGCTACCAGCGTAAGGGCATTGTCCTCCTGTTCGACTTCGAGACGATGCAGCCCGTGTACTGCGCCGCTTGGGGGTGCTGGGCCCGCGCCGATGGCCGGACTGGCTTCTGCACCGACAAGCACGCCGCGCACACCTTGCCCAACAGGTACAAGGATGCGGGCGAAATCGTCCAAGGGCTGATGTCCCAGGGCGTGACCACGTCGAGAACGTGGAGCATCTGAGTTGAGCGAGGACCCCAAGGTCGTATTCGACGCTCGGCGCATCTACGAGATAACTGAGCGGTCGGACATCGACCCGCACGAGGACCTGCGCCCAGGTCTTGGCAAGAGCGACAAGCTCGGCGAGGACTGGGGCGACGGCTTCTTCGTGCAGGAGGAACCTGTTGCGGTGCTGAGGGACAAGAGTGGTGCGATCATCCGCACCACTCCCCTCTCTGAGGTTCCCTTCCTGAACTGGAACAGGGACGAGGACGAGGAGCCGCCCGTAGAGGGCAGGGCTCGCACGAACCCCGTGCCGATGAACGCTGCCGACCGGTCAAAGCTGGTCGCCATCCTGGCCCAGCGCCTGTTCCGGTGGTACGCGCAGCAGCCCCGGAGCTTGCTCACGTTCAACCCCCTGTACGACGGCATTCCCCGAGCTCCGAGCGGATCGCCCGAGCACTTGCAACCCGTCCCGGGCACCAAGCTGTACCCCGCTACCCCCGGGGAGGTGCTCGAGTGGCTCAAGAACGACGTGATCGCCCCGAGGATCAGGGTCATCAACAAGAAAAAGAACCTCAAGGGCTGGACCGCCGATGCCGCTGACTATGCCGTTCGCATCTCGAGGGAGCCAAACTAAACTGGCCAGATGGCCGTAACCCAGGCTCAGCTCCGCAGCCGCGTCAAGGACGAAATCTACAACGCTCGGCCCCATCTAAGGCCGTTCGCGCACCCGATCGCTGAGGCGATGGACGCCTCCGAAACCGGCCTAGACGTGGTGGACGGCACCAACTTCGCTAAGGGCGATGTCGTAGAGTACGAGCTCGATGGCGAGCAGAACTACGTCAGCTCTGTCTCCTCCAACACCCTGACCGTGATCCGCGGGTACAACAGCACCACCGCGGCCACCCACAACTCCGGGGACACCATCTTCAAGAACCCCCGAGTGACGCTCAAGCAGATCGATCAGGCCATAGCGGACACCCTGCTCGAGCTCGAGGGCCTCGGCGTGCACGCCTGGGGCACCGGGGCGATTACGCTCATCACCAACCAGTTCACGTACGACCTGAGCCTGTCCGACTGCCTCGACGTTGCAGCCGTGTACTACGAGGACGACGACTCGCTGAACCTGCGCCCACTACCGTTCCGTGTCGCTCGGCGTCTGCACACGACTGTTGTGCCCGGCGCTGCTGCGATCAGGATTCCCGAGTGGGGCGATCGCGCTGCCGGTGAGGACGTGTACTACACGTACAAGAAGATCATCGACGCCGCTGCCGATCTGCTCGACCGCCAGGCGAACATGGTCGTGAAGGGGGCTGTGGGCCGGCTCCTGTCCATGTTCATCGCGCCCTCCACCGACAATCCCTCGACGGAGGCCAACAAGTCGGTACCGCCGGGATCGTTACGCGCCGATCGCAGGGAGCACATGTCAGAGTTCCTGCGCCTGGCGTTCGCCGAACAGGCGCTCCTCAAGCAGGAGGAGAAGGACCTTCCCGTCACGCGCTTGACCGCTCGCGCTAGACGCTGGAGGCCGTAGTGATCGATAGCAACTACGACATCAAACTCGGCGGCACCCCGTTCCGAATCGTGAAGGGCGTCAACCGAGCGTACTCGCTGCGGCGCGACCCTCTGCGCGCTCCTGTGAACGGAATTGTTCAGGGAGAATCTGGAAAGTTCCAGCTGCGTCCTGACCTGCTCGAGTGGGCGATCACCGACTGGTCCGGCGGCGAGGGCACCCTCATATGGGACGGATCGCAGGAGAATGCACACCGTTACCTGATCGGGTACAACGTGGACCCGTTCACTGAGTACGGCACCATCCGCCTGTCACCCGACTGGGAGATTACGCAGCTCTCGTCGGGAGGGGACATGGACTTCTTCCTGTTCATGGCCCGTGCAGGGGAGTACTTGATGGGCGCTCCTCGAGACGCACCGGACACCCTGTACGTGTGGGACCCAACGACCGACTCCTGGGACATAGTCTCGGACGCCTCGATAGACGACCCTGGGCCCGCTGTAGGGGCTATGGAATTCTTCTACTACATCGACCAGGGCTCTCTGGATGTGAACCGAGTCGCCGCTGGGGGAGGAGCGGCAACCACCTGGAACACCGACGCCAACCCTGACCGGATCGCCGGCCCGCTAACCGGGTACATATTCGCCATCAGCAGGGCTAATGGGACGGTTGCGGAGATTCCCACTAGCGGGGCGGCACCAGTTGCCTCCACCGTCATCTACGACACCAACTCCGCGTTCGGGGACTCCGACCTAGTCTTTACCGTAGGGGCTAACGCGCTGTACATCGTGGGCCGCTCCGACTCGGAGACTACGGCCCTGCACCAGATCACACCGTCCACGGCCGCTGCGACGGGGTTCGGCGTCGAGGTGGCGCGCATCCCAGGTTTCCGGGCAACCGGAGTGTTCTACGCGTTCGGGTTCGTGTACCTGGTGGGGAAGATGGGCGATCGCCTGGCCATGTTCTACTTCGACGAGGCTAACGGTACGTTCGGGGCCATCACCGACTGGGCTGGCCGGCGAACGGCCGAGCTCGCAACCCCCCTGTACGGCCGGGACGCGGGGCCGGATCACGGCAGCTACGTCGGCCAGGGCTTCCGCACCGCGTTCCTGGTCCACGACGGCCCCAACGCGAACGAGGACGAGTGGCAGGTCATGAGCTTCGACGCCATCACGGGA